AACTCTAAGTGGAGTGGGGATACGGATTGGTCGAGATATGGCTCGCCTCTCTCTGGTCTCGCGACCATAGGAAGGCAAGACATTGATCCTAGTGTCATCTTTCGTGAGAAAGATGTCAACCATACCCGTTATGTAGGCGTTGTTGGAGATAAGGATCCTACCTATTTCTTCTCACCATGGGAATCCCATGGTGTAGGATACTTTGGTAGTTTCCAACGTCTCAAACGCGACTATATAAGGAACGTCGCACAGGCTACTGGGGTCAACTCCTTAGGTTTTCTTACCTTTGGTATTGGTCTCAATAATCCTTCAGTGCGCTCAGATATGTATGCTGATGCTTATGACATGACAATGCATGATTATAACATCGCATCGAATTCCGGAGTCCCTGTTAGAACAGAAGGACAATGGACTTTTCGCTATTCTGACTTTGATAACCATTCTTTCCGGAATGGTAATCATTGTCATATAGACATATCATACCGATATCAAATGACATGGGCTGAATGGGCTTTCGGCGATGATCGCTGGAGTGCATTTTACCGTGTTCATTTGATCCTTGATACATTCTTCGGAAATAGCTTTGGTAATTTACCAGCTTTTCAGCAGAATGTAATTCCCGATGATATCTTCACGATGATCAACTCATCAGTTGTATCTCTTGATGGTATCCAAGGGACAGGGTGGAACTATGGTTACGATATTGGTGCCGGAATTAATTTCGACACGATATTGCCGCCTGAGTTCTATTCGGATTCCTATCAGATTGACGCAGAAGGCCTTGGTAAGTTTCTCGATTACCGCAAGAACGGTACGAATAACCCCTTGGCTAAGTCTTCTGAAGCCGACAACTTAGTTGACGGTAACATGTTTGACTTGCGCCCTTCTAGTTTTCTAGCTGCTAGTGATGCTTTTGACAAGTATCTGACTGTATTGCAAGGTAGCAATCTTCAGACTCTTGTGAAACTTCCAGGCATTCTAGAATTACTCCCAGACCTTGGACCATTGATGGAGATACTTGCTAAAGCTTCCAGGGGAGACGTTTCAGCTGTAAAAGATTTGATTGATTTGCTTACAAAGCTAATCCTTCAATATCAATTCACTGTTCGTCCCCTTCAGAAGCTTGCTGATCAAATCAGCGACAAGGATATATCATCAATGCTCCAGGCCCTTACTCATTCTAGGACAGCTGTCATTTATGGAAGTTTTCACTATACCTTTATGGATAATGAAAACTTCTTCCATGACGGCTCCCTAGTTCTTGATACGCAGGCGAAGGTCAAGGTTCACTTTGACATTTCGA